TGTTAGTTCGTTGCCACGATGCCATACCAAAGCAATCTCGTAATCGGATGAGAATGTTTTTTTAAGATCACCAATTCCTCCACCACCTTTGTTCCAGATGATCATGTTGGTTGGATATTCAAGTTCTGATAAGGCTTCAATCCATTTGTTGATTACTTTCCAACTTGTCCACACAAATATCCAGCCTTCGGAATATTGTTTGATTGTTGGAACGATGTCCAGAATGACATCATCGTTGCTTATTACATCAAACTTTTCTGTTTTTGTTCTCATGTTTGATTGGTAACTAACACCGTATGGTGGATCAGTTAATAGCATGTTTGCTGTTTTGCCTAACATCAGTTTGTTCATGTCGCTTGTCTTGGTGCTGTCACCACACATAACTCTGTGTTCACCTAACAGCCATACATCACCCAACTTAGATACAACAGGAACATTGTCTGGTACATCATCTACATCTGTTGGCAGTTCAAAATGGCTGTTGTCGGCAATTAGTGAATCAAGTTCGTCACCATCAAACAATGTTCCCAACAATCCTTCGTCTGTGTCGGCGAGTTGTTTCAATAGTTCTATGAGTTCTGGTTCATCGTATGAGGCAAGGTCGTTGGCTTTGTTGTCTGCAAGGAGTATTCGTAAGGCTTGTTCATCGTCACATATGACTGGTGTTGCTGCGATCTGTGTCCAACCTAAAGCCTTTGCTGCTTTCCATGTGTGGTTGCCTGCGAGGATTCGTTTGGTTGATTGCTGGTAGACGATTGATCGGTACTGCCCGTGCGCTTCCAACGATTCACTGATCGCACCTACATCTCCCTGTCGCACATTGGATGGGTGCGTGTGTAGTTCGTCAATGTTGATTGCTAGGTGTTCTATTTCTTTTCGGATCATTTGATTGCGCTTTCTATTCGTGCTTGTGCAATGGCAATATATTCTGCTGACTGTTCAACACCGATAAAGTTAAAGCCTTCCAACACGGCTGCTTTCCCTGTTGATCCTGAACCTGTGAATGGGTCAAGCACTGTCCCGTTTGGTGGGGTGACCAGTCTGCACAGGTAACGCATGAGGTCTGTTGGCTTCACCGTTGGGTGATTGTTTGGTGTGCCTTCGTTGCGATCCTTCTTGCTGGCTTTAGCACAATAAAAGAACCGTGCAGCAGAACCACTATCTCCCATAGCACGAAACCCACCTTCAGTTTCTTGACCACTAGCAAAATCAGTGTTCACAGCCTGACCACGCTTGGCAGGGTACGCACCACCTTTGCTGTCAGGAAATAGTTCTAACACTTCGTCTGAGCCGTCATGAATAAAGTTCGCAGGGAAACGACCATTTTCTTTATAGGTCTTGATTTCTGTTCCAACTAATGCCGATGCACCAAAAGCGTTACTAATTGTGTTTCCTGATCCGTCTGCCTGTTGGCGTTGCACACGGTCAAAATCAACTTCCCCGTCTGGATATGCCACCCGTGTTCCGTCAATGTTGATACCACCAACACCATGCTTCAACACATTATTAGCAACTGTTCCCTCAATCGGTTTGCGAGCCAAAACGATAGGCTCATGCGCTGGTTTAAGTGCTGTACCCCAACCTTCCCAATCCTCGCAACCATCTTGTTTGCCAACATTTAACGACTTAGGAAACCCTGACCCGTACACCCACATGATTTGATCACGGATTTGAAAGCCAGCATCTTCAATCGCACACGCCATACGATGATAAGTCCGTGAACCCCCAAAGGAGAGTAAGTGACCACCGTGCTTCAACACACGCAAACATTCCTGCCACACAGTTACATCGTAAGCAACACCAGAAGCATCCCAAGACTTACCCATAAAACCAAGTTCGTAAGGTGGATCAGTAACAATGCTGTCCACGCTGCAATCAGGTAATTCTTTTAACCGTTCACGACAATCACCAAGCAATAATTGGATCATTAGTTCTCCTCTATTGTGTAGTTGGCGTGGCTCATGTGAACAAATTGTTTTGTTCTGGTAATACAAATCCATGTTGGGGCATCACTATCGCATAGGCATCCAACTGTTTGTTCTGGATTCCATGTCAGGATTGCTTGACATTTGTTGCAGATAACTTTCATGATCGTGCAGGGTAAACAGGTGGAGACCAACTGCAAGACGGGTCATGTGGTGGGCGTGTTGCTAAAGCCATTTCACCATCAACATCCATCATGATGAGCAGATCAATCGGTTTGTCTCCTGTGTCAAAGTTTCGCAGTGTTACTTTCCATCTGCTGTAGCCATCATCGTCAGCCAGAATGGTTATGAACTTTGGTTCTAAAGCAAAAACTTCCATCAGAGTTCTTGTCCTTGTGACATCGCTACTTGGATGCGACTAACAACGGAGCGCAGTTGCGCAACTTCGTTAGCGATCTTTGCGTAAGCGATGGTGAGCGCATCGTTGTTTATGCGTAAGTCATCCCGTTCCTCACGGACACGCTCCAAAGCCACTTGCATTTCATCGCAGCGTGCCTGCCAATGTGCCAGTTCCACTGTTGCTGATTCACTCATTTCTTTATTCTCCTTTTCTTAATTTCTGTTTCTAATGCTTCCACAGTTTGGATCAACAAGTCCACTTCCATCTGTCCAACAGTCATCTTTCGTAGGAACGCTACGGCAGCCTCTAAGTCTTTGATTGTCATGTTTGTTCTCCATGTCTAGTACCAATGCCATCATTGCAGATGGGCTAACTCTCTAACCGAGGAGGGTGAAGTGAGGTTGCGCTGCTTGCCATTGGTGCGCTCTTACTTTACCTGACCACTAGATCGTTCCCACTCTTCGTGGCGTTGTTTTCGTTCCCGTGAACGCAATTCTCGTCGGATACGGTTTCGTGCTGCTTGCGCTTTTTGCTCTCGTTGTATCCCGTCAATGATGCCAACATATATGCCAGCAACCAATCCGATAGCGATGCCTGAGAACACAAGCAATGCAGGGTTGTCTATAAATGGGTTCATGCTGTGATCTTTTCTACTTTGCACAGGTGTACCCGTGTCTCGTTCAATGTCATTGTTGCCTTCAGGAACTCTGCTGCACCGTGTTTGATGTCGTGTCCTGCTGCAGCAAGGGTGAGCAGGTTGGTAAGCCAGCCGAGTGCGCCTAGTTCGTAGAAGCCGTTTTCATCATCGTTGTTTTCCTCCCAGTCGTGCATTGCCACGATCAGGTTTACTTCAAACAGGGCTGTTTCTCCTGTTTCAATTAGTTGGATGTGTTCCAGTGTGTGCTTTGTGATTTTCATTTTGTCTCCTCTGTAATTGTTGGTTCGTAATCGTGGCAATCCTCGCACCACAAAGTTTCTGCATCCTCGTCTAGTTGATAATAATTTATTAGCAAACCTGAAACCGATCCTTCGTAAACTTCGTGAAGGCATATCCCAACTTTGCATTTGCAGGAATCGCACTCGCCTTCCTCAACCGAATGACTTAAACACCATTCATAGTTGGCTGATATTGGATCAAAGTTGATGTGGATTGGAAACGGATCTGGCTCTGTGGTGAGCCATGCATCAAAACCTCGCTGTGTCATTTTGTTCCCTCCTCTAAGGGTTTCGCTTCGGCGTACTTGCCTTGTGGATGCTTGGGGCTTGAACCCAAGTGCCTGCCAGCCACCCGAACTTTGCTTTCTACCAGTTCGTTATCATTTCAAGCATACTGATTTCGCTGTGCTTAATGCTTTCAAGCAGGTCGCTTATTTGCACAAACAACTCTTCGTGATCGGTTCCTGTTTCATCGTCAATTTTTGTAAGGAAGTTTTTTGTAAGCCTGAGACCTGCAAGTGCCTGTGAGTAGTTGCTGCTGATCTCAAGCATTTCATTTTGGATATCTTTACTCTCTACAGAATTGATTAAGGCAACTACTTCTCTTGCGTGCGTAGTGGTTTTCATTTTGCCTCCTCGTTTTTTACTGTTACGAAACCCTCAACCTCTTGGCAAGGCTTGTAAGTCCTGTTGCTGAAATCCCCAGAAGCAATTTTTGCCTCAACCATTTTTGTAAAGCCGTATGCGTTGTAGCCTTTTGCGATCAAGACTTTTGTATAAGTCTCTAACTGGTTGATAAAGATTTTTGTGCAGCGTTCGTGGCGCTCCATTCTTTCCTCGTCAGTCAAACCGACATTGTCTACGCCGTTGTAAGTTCCCATTGAAGCCTTGTATTCAATTTTGAAGTCACCGTTTTCCAACTGCGTGCAAACCCAACCCGAAGTTACTGATCCGTATCCCCGTACCATTCTGGATGCATCCCAACCTGCTTTGGTGCATCTTGCATCGTTGAGTGTGCGTGCGATGCCAACCTTCGTTGGCTTTTTGTATGTCGCTGTCTTCATGATCCCTCCTCAGGGCTTCTATCAACCGTGTGGCTGATGTATTAATCATGCCCTAAGTAGCGAAACATTGCAAATCATTCAAGCACGTGAAACCCTATGCCAGTACGGGTTTCACGGATTTCTTGAAACTTTCTTTAGAAACTAGCAGCCATTCCACGCCTGCCAGCCACAACCCCCATTATCCCGATTGTATTTGATAATTGACTCAGCAGCAGCCACATTGATTTCTGGAACAAACAAATCTGTCGGAACAAGATCACGCTTCATAACAGTTTGCAAAAAACCTTTAGGATACGAACTTGTTTTTGACAGCCAAAACAAATTGATCTGAAACAAACCAAGCGAACCTTTAACACCTTTAATAGTTACAGGATCAAGTTTGTTGTGCGCCAACTTGTTACAGCGTGACTCACGAAAAGCAATCCGATCAGCCATACGCACATCAGCATTACTCCAACCAGCCTCCGTTGTAAGTTTCCACACATTCATGCAATTCACCTTAGGTAAACGCTTCGCATCAACACCAGAAACATTAGTGAACCCTAAACTTAATGCCACAATACAAACAAAAATCTTTTTCATAATTACTCCGTTCATCGTAAGTCCTTCTCATGGAACTTGGATTGGCTGTGCGCCTCGTTCGCCTCGCTTCGGCGTGTGCAACCACTCTAACACCTGCACCTTGAAGCACATACAAAATATATATTTTATGTTCACATCACACCAAAGGCAGAGATGTAATGCCCCCCGTTGGTATGCCACACTCCAACACCCTATTTATTTTATTACGCTGCGCCCCACCATCTTGCGTAAATCATTTCGTGTTGCATGATAAAGCGCATGGTGATCTAACTGTGTTACCACAGGTCATCCAACTGCGATGCGACTCGCTTAGGTCTATGCAACTAGCCGATTGTCAAACTTCTACTTCAAACACTCACAACGAATAACTGTTGTGCAAACCTTCCCACGAACATCAACAACGGTGTAAAGATCGTGAACCAATACTCCATCCTCAATCCTCATCCCGTCATCCCAACCTGTGCCATTACAAATCGTGCAGGGTGGAACACTACCAACAGTTTCCTTCAAAATTGTTCTCACCATGCTTTTGATTTCTGGTAAAGATGGGATCGTGTTGTGCTTCTCAACTAGCACCATAACTTCTCTGCCTTGCTTCACATCAATAGAAAGCAGCAGCGCATCCTCACGCCACAACGCTTTCATACCGTTACGAGGCACAGGTGTTGTTGGGTACATCCCACAAATCCTGTCAATCATTGTATCAATCTGTATCGGTGTCACAAGCCCTCCTGAAGCGTGATCAATCTACCCTGCGAAACAGGAATTGCTACAAACTGTTCTCCCTGCGTATAGATCGTATTCTTGGTAACAATAGGTGCAGCCAGAAAGGTTGCTCCAGAAATAAGTAGGGCGTGTGTGCGCTCGTCATTCAACATCACAAACCAAGTCAATTTGTCTGGTGCAGCGAACTTGCGTTTCCGATTAGAAAAATGGATTGTGTCAAACGGGAAGTTTGTACCAGACCAATTATGTTTGACCTCTACTTCAAACTCGTAGCAGCCACCGTTGCGCACGCCTTGAACATCAATGCCATACTGATCTGGATTAACCCAAGCCATAAAACCTTGTGCAACCAACCATTCAATGACTTTATGTTTGGCGTTATCGTCTGCGTTGTAATGATCCTCAGAAAATACTTTGCTCATAGCAGCGCACACAACTCTGCGAACTCATCCAGCGACATCAAAACTATTCCTTCCGATGTTCCGTCAGGCATAGCGATCATTGCGAACGGTCTAATATCGCCTAGCGATTTAGAAGCGTTGGATTGCAGTCGTGCGTCACGGAAGCGTGTCCAGATCGCATTGATCTGTGCGCCAGCCTTTACCTCAACCCTGAACATTCCTCCCCAATGCTCCTCGTGGCGTGTGCCAGCGTTCCCTGTAGCAGCCAACCCAAGTTTTTTGCGTGCGACACGAGCCTTGCTATCGCCCTTAGAACGGTTGCGCTTACCTCTTGCTGTGGGATCGCTGCAACCTTTCACACGGCGCAAACCGTCACGGGCAGGTCTGCCAAGCGCACCAAACTTCGGGCATCCAGTCAGATTGCATTTCTCTTGATTGCCTTGACATTCACCTTTGCGCTCATCCATTGGTAAGCGCTTCAACATATGCTTGGCGTGCTTCTGCACAAATGTTGCAGGTGATTCTTGCGCTAGTGCAAATATCAAAGTGGCTCATCATCGTTGCCAAGCCACGCCACTTATTCACCTCGCTCAATGTGTGTTCAGGCATTTGTCTGCGCAATGCTTCGTGCGCTAAATAAAGTTCATCAGTCAATTCTATTATCTGATTCTCCATAGAAACAGTGCGACCTTTTATTTCATCAAGTTCACGATGCAGCACCATGTTTGCTTTACGCAAATCCTGTAACTGATCATGGCTACCCCAATTACTGTTGTACCTACTCATCATCATCCTCCGTCTTTCCACATCTAGTTTCTTTAACAATTTTTTGTAACACACAATCACAATCAGCCTGTGGCTGTCCAACAGATCTCATCTCCTACGCCTCAATTCATCACGGTGAACCCTGCGCTGCGCTGGTGTCATACCACCAAACACACCCCAACGATCACAATCCTCATCCAACCCGATTACTAAATCTAAACACTCTTGGCGTACAGGGCAGAGCGCACAAATCAATTTTGCGTCATCCCAACGAGACTCAAATGCGTTGTATTCAGGAAAGAAAACTCTAGAGTCCAATCCCAAACACAACGCATCCTCTCGCCAATGATCACGCCTCAAAAGGCTTCCTCGTCAGGTAGAACAACAGGCTTGCCAACGGTTGCTTCCATCAAAAGTTTGATCAGTGCTGAACCTTCTTTAGTGGTTAGTTCGTTCACCGATGTTTTTTTGAACTGCTGTTTCAAGATCGGTGTTACATCTCCATCAACTTTTTCTTTCGCAAGTTTGCTGATCAAACCCTTTTGCTTATCGCTGATAGTTCCACCTGTTACGGCTGCTTTAATCGGTGTGATTACTGCCTCTGTTACAACTGCACCACCAAAGATTTCTGCTACTTCGGCAGGTGTGATTTCACGCTCGGCAGGTTGTGACGCTGGATGGTTTTGTATTGAACGCTTGACTTCATCCGTGCGCACGATTGTTGTGTTGTCTGACCAATCTTGTTTAGACCAAAGACTGAGTGCAATTCCGAAACGCATACTGGCGTTGCGCAAAAAGTCTCCAATCAATTCTTTGTCTAAGTCTTGTTTATCGGCTCGCACCGAACCAACACCTAACAAAGTTTTTCCTAGCAGCGTGAGCGCACCCCACATTGTTGCTGTTCCGTTTTCAATATGAATTGCTGGTCTGCCGTTATCCCAAGCAGCAGGTTGCCAGTTCCAGTTCGGATCAATTTCAATAAGGATTTTTGTGATGTCTGCGTGACTCACATACGCCAGATTAATTCCGTTGCGTGGGATCGTGCCAACGATCTTTGGATCAGGAATTGCGTACTGCTCCAATACTGCTTTCAACATTGTTGTATCTAGTTCCTCACTCATTACTTTGCCTTCTTTCTGTGTGTTCTCATCACACGGTATGGGTTGCCTTGCTTCGTATATTCGCTTACTAACTCTGGATGTTCCTGTTTCAATCGTGCAGCATCAAACGATTCTTTTCCTGCTTGCTGCTTCCACGAAACTATTTGTTCACCCTGCCAAGTACCAACATCGTTGCCCAACATGATTTGTGCCAAAGCGTCTTTGCACTTTGATTCAAGTTCTGCTGCCTGCTTCGCCATCGCACGGGCTTCCTCTAACTGCTGTACCCAATCTAAAGCGCCTTCAGGCAATTCAATGCTGGCTGGTTGCACCTTGAATATGCGTGCGATGTCATCTGCGTTGAAGTTGTTGATCTCATCCATAGGTGGCGTGTTGTTATCAACCCAGTCACCAAAGATTTCTGATTCTAAAATCAAACTATCCTCAGCCAATTTATTCTCTGGTAACTCAACAACACTCAAACGCAAGTCACGATCCAAGACGCTGAACCAAACAGGAACGCCCAACACGGCTTGCTGCGCCCACCCTTGCCACAACCATTCTTCGGGCAAATCGCCAGAGTCGTAAACGCTGTAACGGGTTGTTGTTTTGGCTTCTACAACTACTGTTGGTTTTTGTTCATTGTCCACTCCGTCAAGACTGATTGACAAACGCCCGTTTCGGTAAATCACTTCGGGCGTAAAGATTTGTTTGCCCAACTTATTTGAAGCGTTGATGATCAATGGAGATTCCAGAATGTTGCCACGATCAAACACTGCGTTTGACGGTTGCTCAACTGGCTCATTGAGTTTGTCTGCGAACAACTCTGCACGGGTCTTGTACGGGCTTGCACCCATCAAGGTTGGTATGTCTGACGCACCGAAAACGCAGTTACCGTTCTCGTCTTTCCAGCGTGCCAGCAACCACTCTTTGCTGCCGTGCTTTTCTTTTGCTAGTACCTTCATGTTTCCTTCTTTCTTTGTTGTTGTCTGATCTCAACTATTACTCAGGGGTGTAACAGAGTTATTTTTTGTCTAGCGCCCGATCCGACTTCGGATCTCGTACTTCCCAACTGCGCTTCTCAATCCTCTTAAACATATCGCCGTGATCATCAATGAACTTCCGAACCGATGGCTTTGACAATCCCGAAACGGTAGCGAGCATCGGCACGGTAACTTCGGCAAACACATTGCTGGCGCACCACGCTTTCAGATCGCCGTACAGGTCAGCCCGTGTAACGCTGTCGGGTGAGCGATGTGCGTTGGCTAGTAGTTCACCGATCTTTCGGTTCGGTACTTGCTGCCGTGTTTGGTATGGGATGTGCGCAGCCCATAGTGGTCTGCCGTGCGTTGCTATTGCTTCTGCAACCTGATCTAGTGCATTCATTATTTTACCTCCATCGTGATGATCTCAAATCGGCACGCAGGATTTGTTTCTGCTGCTTGAGCGTTAAGCGAAACCATCGCTGCTTGCGCAGCCGTGTATTCGTTGAACTCAAAGACCTTGATGGTCTTTGTTCCTGTCTGATTGTTCTTGCGCACCAGATGGTGCTTGAACTTTGCTTCCTTCATTTTGCCCTCCTCTTGAGCGTGGGGTATTTCCCCGTGTAACCACCATACCGTTTCTGGTGTAGGCATTGCAAGTCAATCAAAGCCGTACACACAGGGCATACGAGCGCAGCGCCTGCCTTGCCTGCCCTCATACCCGATCCCTCTTCGCTACCTCTATCGTTGGCAGAAGCCAATCAATCAAATGCGATGCTTGCCGTTGGATGATGTAGTCCACCGAGTATCCCCAAGTAGAAACTTTTGCAAACGATATTTCGCACTTCCATCTTCTCTGCCATACATCTTTTAAGCAACCATAGAACTCTCTTGAATGAACATCCCTTGATCCGTTTCTATAAATAGGTGGCACTGCGCAGTGGCATAGTTCGTGGGCTAGGACTTCCCACACTCGTTTGCTGCGCCCCACCGATTGTTCACGGTCAACATTGACTTGAATATGATTCCATCCTGATTGGGCGTATCCATATTGGCTGCCCCAGTTCTTTCCACGAGCAATCTTGATCTGTGGAAGTGGTTTGCCTTTGTGATACGGCTGCATCAACTTCCAAATCTTTTCTGCTTCGGCATGAATCATTTTTGCACGCTGCGCATCAATACGCTGCTGCGCTTTCGCAGGTGCAGTTCGTTTCGCAACCGTTGCACGCTTCGCCACAGTCTTTTTCTTGACTGCTGCTTTCTTTGCAGTGCGTTGCTTTTCTAAAGTTGGTGCAACTCGCTCAACAAGTTTTCCAGACTCAGATGAACAAGGCAGGCAGTACCTGCGCACATCGTTCTTGCGTGGCTTGCTCGGTGCGAGCAAACCGTCATTGCAGATCGCACACTTCCATCTCACTTGCTTTGTCATTTTGTTTCCCCCATCGCTTTCTGCAGGTTGGTCAGTCTGTTGTGCAGACGCTTGAGTGCGTAGTGGATGTGTCGGGTGCTGCTGAAGCCATCGTCTAGATGGGTTGAACTGGTGAAGTAGATTTGCTCGTTGCATTCCTCTGCCAACGCTTTTACTTCCTCAAGAGTCAAATCCGAAATCTTGATTCCGTGCTTGCGCTTCTCACCTCTTGCTATCGCTGCCAATCGCAGGTGTGGAGATGGGTCACCGATGCAACACTCTTGTGTGAGGACATCGCAGTTGTTGTGATCCTCGTGGGTTGCTTCCGTGCATCCCAGATAATGGTTTGTTATTAAAATGCTGACTTTCATTTTTCCCTCCTCAGGGTTGTGGGTTGTTTGATCGTTTCGTAAGCGATGCGTGTTAAAACATTCTTCCGAACAAGTTTCCTGCAGCACCTCGTGCAGCACTTCGTGCTTCCATTCTTTCTAGGCAATGTAAGCAGCACCATGCATTACAACTATTTATTGGTCTTTGCAGTTCTGTTTTTTTAGAACAGATTTCGCACTTACCTTGTTTGAACTCTCTTGGCTTTTTCATTATGTTTCCCTCCTCAGGGTTATTTGCTAACAACACCATCATACCAAATGTAAAATGCAATTGCAAGTCTTTTGTTTCCCTATGCCACTACGGATTTCAGCGCACCGTAAATAGGGAGCAGCCCCATTAGATCAGTAACAGGGCTGCTCAACCCACTTTGTTGCGTTACGGAGAAGGAGAACATAACGCAACAAAAAAACACTACAGATCAAACCGTGTCCAGTCCACCAGCAAAAATTGCTCGCATACTTTTAACCATCGCAACAGGAATAGCCAACACACAATCCAACTGATCAAAACTGTTCTGCGAATGCGCCAAAACAATATGATTCGGTTTTGTATCAGGCAACAAAATACCTACAGAAACAACCACACACGGATCGCAACCAACTTCATCTATCTCAATCCAGTTAGATGTATCGGCGTGTGCGTCATGCCAAACAACTTCAACAAAAGTTGTCATCACCAACACTCTTTCTTACGATCAACAAAAAACACTGGTGCTTGAATCGTGATGTTCTTTTCAGGTGTCACCAAAGCCAACGCTTGCTGTGGTTGCTCGTAACCGAAACCCATCAACAATGCGTACTCATCAAAACCTTTCATCGTTCCATTAACAACCATCTTTGGTGTGCTGATGTATTGATGCCAGTGACCTAGCCACATTGTTTGAAACGATTTACCTGTAGCCAGATAGCGTGCTTCTTTGCGTGAACGCATACGCATAATCGGTGAGTAGATGCCACCCCAACCTGAACCACCAGAAACTTGATCGCCGTGCGTAATCAAATGCCCGTGCTGATAGATGTTTATTAATGCATCAGCCGATTCAGGGATACTAAATGTCACCCGTTTATCTTTTGTGAAATGGCGTTCAATCATTTTTGCTATCAGCCAATCAAAGTTAGTTCTGACACGCTGCTTCATACGAGGCTTGCGTGTAGTCCTGCCGTGATTACCGACAACAGAAACAACATGACATTTCTTGAACTCGTCAGTTAGCAACTGGATGGCTGCTGCAACTTGTTCAGACCAAAACAACAATGACCCAATCATCGTGTCCTCGT